CAATCGTGAATCGGGAGGCACCTCGGCCACGACGGTTGCGCCCAAGGATGCCAACACCTTCCTCAAGTACTTTGCGACGGCTGCGTCCACGGATACGGGCATCACGCGCAAACAGATGTTCGACGAGTATGTCGCTCGCATGAAGTTGGGTGCAGTTCCCGAAGCCACGCAGCAGCAGACGGAACATTGTGCGCAGTGCAATGTGGCCCGCGAGGAGATTTCCTCCGAGGGTATTCTGGTGTGCCCAAAGTGCGGATCCGAGGAATACTCGCTGGTCGTGTCGGATTTCCAGTCGTTCCGTGATCCGCCCAAAGAGCGGAACAATTACGCGTACAAGAAGATCAACCACCTCAATGAGATTCTGAACCAGTTCCAAGCCAAGGAGTCTACCATGATTCCCGAGGAGGTGATGAACGAGGTGGTGCTGGAGATCCGTAAGCGTCGCATCGACAATATTGCCGATCTGACGGAGAAGGAGATACGCGAGATTCTGAAGAAGCTGGGGCGGTCCAAGTACTACGAGCATGCGGCCCACATTCTGTCCCGCCTGAACGGCAACCCGCCGCCGACCATCACGCCCGAGATTGAGGAAAAGATACGCGCCATGTTCCAGGAGATTCAGGCGCCGTTTCTGCTGTACTGCCCCAACGACCGGACCAACTTTTTGAGCTACTCGTACATCCTGTACAAGTTCTTTGAGCTGCTGGACTTGGACGAGTACAAGGTCTACTTTCCTCTGCTCAAGTCGCGGGACCGCCTGATTGCGCACGACCACATCTGGCAGAAGATATGCGATTACCTGCACTGGGAATTCATCCGTTCAGTGTAGACGCGTGAGCACTCATTAATTTCTGAATGAACCACAATGAAGGATTTGTTATCAAATAGCTTATCCTTTTCATTGTTTTTCCAAGTAGTGTCCATCGTGGTTGGTCTACTTGGACTGGCACTGAATGTATCTCCCAAGGACCAGATTCTCGTAACTGCGCTTGGTCTGGAGACACTTGTATCGGGTATCCAGTTCTCGTTCTACACGTGGTATGCGTATCACTTCAGGGAAGTTGCAGAGGCCACCTTCTATCGCTACCACGATTGGTTCATTACAACGCCCATCATGCTGGTGACGACCATGTTGTACTACGACTATTCGAACAACCCCGAAGAGACGATAACGCTCGAGAGCTTCTGGGAGGAACATCGTAGGGACATCCTCCTTGTGGTTGCCTTCAATGCCGTGATGCTTGTCTTTGGATACCTGCACGAGATTGGTATGCTGGGCCTGTTTGCATCCAATACAATCGGCTTTGCTGGGTTGTTTGGATCCTTCTATGTGATCTACAACTCCTTTGTAGTCAAGAACCTCAATGCCAACTTGCCCCTGTTTGTGTTCATGTCAATCATTTGGGGGTCCTACGGGTTGGCGGCCACGCTGTCCCCTCCATTGAAGAACGTGTACTACAATCTGATTGATACGATCTCAAAGAACTTCTATGGGTTGTTCCTGACCTACGTCGTCTACCAGAAATCTCACCTTCTGAAGTAACAAATGAGTGTCTACGTGTTGATGTTCTGGACGGGTTTCGTGATTCTGGTTGTGTCCCATGTTCTCCTCTTTCAGTCTATGCCGCAGCACTCGACCATCGCGCTCGTCGGAACCGCATTGATGTTCGTCGGGTCCAAGCTTGGGCGCGAGTTCCTTGGTTTGGCGTAATCGTGCTGCTCAGCGAAGAAGGGAGAACACCATGGGATCTGTGGCCACCTCCTCGTCGCCTGGGTGGGAAAAATTGAACATTTGACCCGTCTCGATAAACATGTCGTGCACAATATTGTTGGCCTTGCAGAATTGACTGAAGAACGACTCCGAATTGAACGGATACAACCCACCTGAATCCCAAGTTCCGTAGGTAAACACCATCGGACCTAGGAGTGCAAAGACATCACGACGGGCCACCCAGAACTGCTCCTGTCCGAAAGTCACAACATTGTTGTCCCGCAGAGTGACATCTGAAGTACCTGTCTGGCGCTCACGGATCCGCTCGCTGCCGAAGTAGGGCAGAGACAAGTCAAGGCGTTCCGTCAAGATCGAGTCCGGGCGACAGCGGATCACGACGTCAAAGCGCATGTTGTTGGCGCGCTCGTATTCCAGAATCATCTGCCACGCCTTCCACACCTGGTAGTACTGGATCACCGTGCCGCTGCTGTGGAGATACCCTATGCTCCAGCCCTCACCTGAGCGCCCAAAGGCCTCCGGTGTGATGGCTGGGCGGCCAGATGTGTCGAGAAAGTGCATGAATGCATTGAACTCTGCGTCACGCAGCGAAGGAAGAATCAAGGATCCGCCGTAGTGTGCGCCCTGGAAGTGAGAGGCGGTGACGGATGCATTCCCCGACTCGCACGCCAAGAACATCACGGCATTGTTGGGCGCGAGGAGATTCTGCTTGAGCAGGTTTGCAGTGCGTCGCAATCCGCGCTCTTGTCCGTTGACAATCACTGCAGTGCGCATTGTGTAGGACGAAGGAACAAAACATCAAGTATTAACAATGACTGACGCCAGCTTGTCGCCCACGCAGGGCATGATTGCCCTTGGAATGATCTGTACGACGCTGATCGTGTTGGCGGGTGTGGGAATTTACCAAATCTCGCGTGCGCCTCCCGAAGCCATCGGGCAGGCCTTGGTGATTGGAACTGCAGGATCGGCTGCCTCGAGCGTCATCAATGCGGCCAGCGGTCCCTCGCAAGGTGGACGCCGTCGTCGCCACAAGACGCCGCGGACCAAGCGGAGCCGCCGCTCTCTGCCAGCCAAGGAGAAAAAGCGAGGGAGTATATAAATGCCCGAGGAAACGGATGCCACCAAGGGTGTCTCGAACAAGCTGATTGTCGACTACTTTTACATCATGTTCTGGATCGTGGGTCTGGCCACGGCCGCGGTCCTGATCCTCGAGCTGTACGGCATTGCCCTTGCCCCCAAGCGCGGTTTCGCAGTGTTTCTGGCGTCAGCACCCACATTGACCCTCACCTTCGTGAACGCCATGTTCCTGTACATCCTGTCCGTGCGCGCCCTGAAGTAATCTCGTGAACTTACAATGTCAGCACGCAAAACTCGTCGGCGCTCCAACACCGGTACCATCTGCATGAAAAAGAGTGTGTATCTCCGCGAGCACCACCATCTGTTCAAGGTGCTCAGGAACCACACGCGCCGTGCACTGAAGGCCGAGTTGCGTGCCCAGACGCGCGAACTGAAGGAGCGGGGCTTGAAGGGTTAGAGAAGCAACTGCGTTGGTGCCGCAAGAAGACCGCTAGGCGATGATGCTGAAAGATAAGACCACATTTGCACTCCCATACAGGTGCGGGAACCCACACGCGTATGGTTTTGCGTCGGAGAGGTTGGGTGAAGTTGGGGCAGGTGGGGCGGTTATGCCCCGCTGTTTTGCACGAAGAACAGACCATCTTGGCGAGGTGTGTTGTGGTTGGGTGAAGGAATCCGTTTTCCACGGGTTCGTAGGGTTGATTAAAAATCACAAGATGGTGTAATGAGCGTGGCGGATAAACTATCTGCTCTTGCCACGGCTGCCGCAGAGGCAGCGGCTGCAATGCGAGGTATGCCTGCGGCTGCTGTCCCGCCGGCGTCCGAGGAGAATGCTCGCGCATCTGCTGCGCATGCTCGATACAATCCGATGTCTGAGGCCGCAAAACTACAAATGCGGGAGACGCGGCGACCAGGCTCAATGTTTGAAGATCTATCTCCACAAGAGCTATCATCACAATTGGAATCGGAGCGATCGAAGTGGGTTCAGGTGGGCGTTGAGGGGGACACTATACCTGTTCGAGAAGGTATGCGTTTTCGGTATGGTGTGGCACGAGATGACTGGCGGCGGTGGGGGCATAGTGGTGCGAATTACATCGATTTTGTAGCTGGTGAGAACCCCACGCGTGTAGGTGCAACACTTGGATCGCCAGGAGAGCTGGGACTACCAGGAGTACCCGCTGAAGGTCCATACAACGTTCGTTTCGACAATGACTTATTCAGAAAAGATCCAGCGCCGGGTATACAAAAAATAGTATGGAAGTTCGTCGTCGCTGACGATATAGCAACAGAGACGGCTGCACGGGAAGAACGGATTCGGCGTACCGATCCCAATAATCCAGATAACATCGCACAGCGGGCGTCTGAGGAGGCGGCGGCCGCGGCGGCCGCGGAAGCATCTGCGGCGCGGGTCGCGGAGGGTGAGGCAGCACGGCAAAGACAAAAAGACAGGGCAAATTTAGCAGCACTACGACGAGGTGGCCGCCGCCGCACGCACCGGACCAGCAGATCACGTCATCATCGCCGCTCCAAGACATCCAAGCGTGCGTGAATACGATTGAGACTCTCCACAACAGACTCGAGCATCTCTGTCATCGAGTCATACGAGAACCTACATGCAAGCGAAACGGGGCTTTTGTTTTTGCCCGATGGCTCTCGACGCTTGATACGCTCCTTCGCCTTCTCAAGACACTCGTGGGCGGTCATGACTGGAGGAGGAACCTTCTTGGCTTCCTCGAGTTGGGCGATGCGGGCGTGCAGGGTGGCGAGTTCGGCGTCGATAGTGGAAGACATTCTGGCGGGTAAAAGTTGTATGGTTCGCACAACGGAATTCGTTTTCTACAGGTCGTAGCCCAGTAGATGCTTCTTCGCATAGCACCCCGAAGCCATGTGGCTGTCGCGGCCGCAGCGCTTGCACACAGGAGATGCCAGCGCCAGTTCTTGGAAATCAACATCTTCGTTGTCTCCGCACGGGAAGTTGATCACCATCCCGTTCTCAATGTTTAGAAGTTTCATGTACATTCCACACTGGGTGGCGTGGTCATCTTTGATGGACCGAACCGACTTCAGTTCGACCACAATGTCCCCACTGACGACGAGGTCAGCCCGCACCTGTCCGACCTCCACACCTTCAAACATGACCGGGATGACCTGCTCTGACTTGTAAGGGATGCCGTGTTTCTTGAGGAGGACCTCCATGGCATTGTGATAAACACGCTCGTTGAATCCAGCTCCGAGAGCCTTGAAGACGCGCTTGGCGAAGGACTTGATTTGATCCATCTTGAATGGAAAATGGTATTGGGTTGGGGTGAAGGAATCCGTTTTTACTAGAGCGGCAGCTCGTGAACCTCGAAGAAGTTCTCCTTCTCAAGGTACAGCGAGACCACGTTCTTCTCGATCGTGGCCTCGGCAAGGCACTCCGTCCACATTGTATCCGCGCTCGTGTCGTTGATGGCTGCGTTCTCCTCTAGAAACGCCCACCATTTTGCCTTGATTGCGTCTGTTGCGTCCTTGAGGGTCTTGTAGGTTGTAGGGTAGATGGTTCGGCTGCACTCGGGGGTCGCTTCGAGGACAATGTAGATGGATGCCATGGTGACCGCACCCTGGTTGTCTGATGGACCGAACGAATCCGTTTTCTACTTGTCCCTACATGTCTTGCACAGCGCCCACTTCTTGTCTTTGATTTCCTTCCCGCAGTCCCCGCAGGTCTTCATGTGCACCTTCGCCACATCCTCCTTGAGATTCGCGACAAGCTCGTCTGTAATGGACCCCACGAGCATGATCGTCATGGGCTTGTCGCCACCCGAATTGTCTGCATAGGAGAGCCACGTCCTCCCGCGCTGAAGCCGCACGTCTCCTTCATCCAGGTTACGGGAGACGAAGTAGCGCCTGTAGTACTCAATGAACTCGCAGATGACCTTGTCTGGAGACACATCCTCGTCGCCGTCGTAGAGGTCGGAGTGCTCGAAGATAGCGATTTCGTAGGTGTCCATCTTGAGCGTTAAGGTTGTTTGGTCTGGGGCGAACGAATCCGTTTTCGTCCGTAAACAAAAACGAAATCACCCGTTTCAACAACACTACACGGTATGCCGAACAAGAAGGATATGGGACAATTCTATACGGTTCGCAGCACATACATCCTGGAAGGTGTACCTCGTCCACCTGAGGGTGTGCGCATTGTCGAGCCGTTCGCTGGACAGGGTGATATACTTGAATGGATAGGTGGCGACGTAGAAGCATACGATATTGAACCCAAGCACCCGCGCGTGGTGCAGCGCGACACCCTGCTCGACCCACCGGATTACAGAGGTAAGTGGGTGATAACAAACCCACCGTATCTTGCACGCAACCATGCTGAAGACAAGACGTTGTTCGATCGCTATGGAATGAATGACCTCTACAAGTGTGCCATCCTGTCTATTATCGGTTGTCTAGGTGGCACGCTGATCATTCCAGTTGGATTCTTCTTGTCGCCCCGAGACATGGACTTCAGGTGTCGGGATGCGCTGCTGTCAAAGTACACGCTCACCCAAGTGAAGTACTTTGAGGAAGACGTGTTTCCCGACACGCCTACGACGGTGGTGGTTGTGTCCTTCGTGTCTTCGGAGAAGCCGATGACGGAACAGACCGTTGAGTGGATTCAACGTCCAACTGGTGAGAGGAAAACATTCACACTTCGCAAGTCGGAGAACTGGATCATCGGAGGCGATGTCTATACGCTTCCGGTTGTCGAGGGTGTTGCGGTGCGTCGCCACGTGGAAGGCACGCCGCTGAAAGAAGGCGAATCGTTGACGGGTCTAACGCTCACAGCGCTCGACTCTGGGAAGGAGGGTGGGCGAATCAAGTTGGTATACGACCCCACCTACGTCTACCCAGCAAAAGATACAAGCCGGGCCTACCTGACAGTATGTATTCAGGGTAAGACATTGACACCCGATGAACAGCAGCAACTTGCCGCGAGATTCAACGAGCTCATCGAAGTAAAAAGGTTGGATACATGGAGTTTATTCCTCCCCGCGTATCGTGAGTCCAAGGAATACGCACGCAAGCGCATTCCATTCGATTTGGCCTACCGGATTATGCTGCATCTGCTTCGCAACTCGTGATGATGACGCGCGTCTTCAGTCCAACTGGTACCATGCTCTCTAGCTCCGCGCGCTTGAGGGGCGTATAGTAGGCACCGTCCAAGTAGAACTTGAATGTTTCCGTTGCCGACGGATTAGACTCGAGGTACAGAACCATGTTCCGAACAAACGCCTTGACGTCGGCATACTGATTGTCCTGTGCGCCGCCCTTGTCCTTGGTCACCTTCAGCACGCCGTAGGTGTTGGTCGCAGGCGAATGTGTGTCAAGCGTTTTGGTCGCGTTCTCAGGCCGGTCGACCTTGGACTGCACCGTGCGCATCTTGCCATCCGAAAGGTAGCGCCCGTTGATATCGGCTGGTAGCTTCACAATGTCAGGCGACGTGCGCTTGATCCACTCGATCTGGGTGATCTCGCCAATGTTCTGGCGTGTCGTGGTCTTGCGGAAGAATGCCCGTGTCATCATATTGGTCTTGATGTCCTCGAGAATGTCGTCCACCGACTTTTCCTCGCGCTCGGTCTCGGTCATGATGTTCTCGCGGAAGCTGGTGATGCGCTTGAGTAGGTCTTTGTTGCGGCTTGCTGCTTGCTGCAGAATCTCTGCGTCGTTCTTGATGATGTATTCGCGAGTGCGGATGTCGAGGAGGGAAGTGAAGGTAGCCATGGTGACCGCACCCTGGTTGTCTGATGGACCAAACGAATCCGTTTTCGAACATGGAAAACGAGTGTGGGATAGTATAAGATTCCAACATACTATGGCCGAACAGGCGTACCTACAAACCATCAAGAGGTCAAGTGGAGAGGGATACAAGCGCGTCTCCTTGTCTCCTCTCCGCTATGCGGGTGGAAAGACCAATGCGGTCGGACTGATTCTTGCTCACCTTCCAGAGCTCAAGACCAAGAAGATCGTGTCTCCGTTCTTTGGTGGTGGGTCCTTTGAGATTGCCATGGCGAGCCAGCTTGGGTATGAGGTTGTCGGCTACGATGTGTTCGGGATGCTGGTCAATTTCTGGCAGCAAGCGCTTGCACATCCCGAGGAGCTCGCGGCCGAGCTGGCCAAGCTCGTGCCCGACAAGGACAATTTCACCCGCAACCGCCACATTCTCCTCCACTACTGGGAGACGATCAAGCCTGCGGATCTGACCTACACCACCAAGAACCGCCTCGAGCTGACAGAGGCCGAAAAGGCGCGTCTGATCGGCAGCCCATTGATGCAGGCGGCCTATTACTACTACAACATGCAGCTGTCCTACGGACCCATGTTCCTGGGATGGCAGAGTTCCGTCTACCTGAAGCAGGACAAGTATGCTGCAATTGTTGAGCGGATCAAGACCTTTGCACCCGGAAAGGTCTCGGTCAATTGCGCCTCGTTCGAAGTGGCGATCCGTAACCACCCGAACGACTTTCTCTTCCTCGATCCGCCGTACTACCTGGGCACTGACTCAAAGATGTTCAAGGGTATTTACCCCAACAGCAACTTTGCGATTCATCACAATGCCTTTGACCACGCGTTGATGTGTACCTTGTTAAAGAAGCACACGGGTGGGTTCTTCATTACATACAATGATTGTCCAACCATTCGCGAGATGTACAAGGACTTCAAGCAGTACTTCCCGTCGTGGCAGTATACCTATGGACAAGGTGAGACCCGGATTGGAAAAAATAGGGAAGAGGATGGGAACGACAACAAGAAGGAGAGCCACGAGATCTTCATTGTATGTCCACCGAGCGAAGGTTCGCCTTGAGGAGGGCAATGAACGGCTTGCCCTTGTTGCCATTGGCACCCAGGAAGTGCGACTTGTGAGTGGTTCGGTACTCGTAGGTCAAGTACTGCGTGCCATTGAAGTCGCCCTTGACGCGGCCCGAGGGCAGGAGGCGCCATGTGGCGTGGGCGACAATGAAATCAATCACGTCGCCCATGTTGAAGAAGATCCACCCAGTCTCTGTCTTGTAGCAGAGCACGCTGGCCGGGTTGGCCGAGTGGCTCTTTGCCAGGTACTTCTCCCACAATGCCCGCTGGCTCATGGCGGCCAACTTGTCGTCGGCATCCGTGATCTCAGGAATGTTCCCGAGAGTAAACTGCAAGTTTTTGCCACTCTTCAGTGAGGTGGCGCCCGTCTTGAGTGGCCCAATCTTCGCGTTGAGCGTGGTGAGAAGCTCCTTGTTGGTGATGGTCTTGTCGGCCTCGGCCTTGTACGTTGTTGCCGTTGGATCGCAGAAGCGCTCGCCGAAGACGTCCTCTCGCTTGTGGCCCGTCCTCTTCTTCTCGCCGCCGACGGCCTTGCAGGATGCCTTGCGCTTCTCGTTGCCGGTGAGTGTAGACATTGTATGTGTGATGAAGGTACGTGAAAGCAGGCGTGCACGGGGCATGAGTAGACTCTTCCTTTGACCAAATGAATCCGTTTTTGGAGGGCGAAAATGGACTGCTTACATGTTGGACCTTAGGGTCAACAAAATGTACGCAATCTTCTGGATCGACGCGAACGGGACAAAGGGCAATGGCGAGTATACACTGGACGAACACACTCTGCGGGCGTGGCTCGGCCGCCTACGCTTCAGGTACCCCGAGATGTCCCACTGGGGGCAGACGGCAGATGGCGAGCGCTACAACGAGGTCCTTCCGATTCCTCTGACGTGTGGGGAGGTCTAGTCGCTTACACTCGGAGCCGAGCAACCTCATCCGCATACACCTTTTTTGCCACAGCTTGCGGCAGTCCCTTCCGCTCCTTCCACGCAGTCCACTTGGCGTGACCGACGGGGTCCAGAAAACTAGGTTCAGGCGTGGTGCAGTCGCCAATCGTTGCCTGCTTGAACAGGCTATACAATGTGAGCTTGTCGGCATCCGATAGTTTGGATGCCAGCGTCTTTGCCTTGTCGCATGCGGCGGTGAACGGGTCCATACTCGTTTAAGTGATCTCGTGAATCTCTTCTGTAAGCGCAATGGACTATCGGGTGTTTATCATCCCCGTCCTCTTAACCCTCAATGCACTCTTGATGTACTGGCTGTTCAGTGAGAATCCCGACTACATCGCCATGGCCGAACACAAGAAGCACGAGTTCGTTGCCCGCATCAACGGAGTCTTGTTTTCCTTGTACCAACTTTGCATGTGGTTCTTTGTGGGGTCGCGCCAAGACACACTCTTCGTTATTGAACAGGTTCTGGCCTACATGATCTACGACGCAGGACACTTGACTCTCTACGCAAAATCACCCGACTTCTTTCTTCACCACGTCATCATTTGGCTAGGATACCTATTTGGCGGCCACACAGACGAACAAGTAAAATTGTGCTTT